TATTACAACTGCTGCTGTTAAATAGAATCTATTTAAAACTAAATCTACTTTAGCTATTGTAAATTCTTTATCTTTGATAAAGCATTTTTTATTTAGTTCATAGTATTCATTTTCAAGTTTAGTTATATATCTTTTATAGTATTTATTTTGTTTTCTTAATAATTTTATTTCTCTTTTTTTATTTTTACTCATAATGGTTTTAACTCACCTCAGTCATAGAATACTCTAAAATCTCTAAAGTCTTTCCTGCTTTTTCATAATTTTCTCTCATACTTTTACAGAATTCTATTTGTTTTTCTTCTATTTCTTCATCTGACATTGATTTTTCTCTAAAAATATGATTATTTATAATTCTAATTTTATTTTCATCTTTTACTTGAAGTTTTAATAAATATTCAATCATTTTAATTCCATTCCTTTCCAATTCTTTGAATATTTTTTTTATCTAAATATTGTTGTAACATTAAGATTTCTCAAAATGTCTCAGGCTTTTTAAACTCCATTATTCTAATACCTCTCTTTTACTCTCCCAATTAAATTCTCTATACTTACATTCACTTTTTAATCTATCGTAGATTTTATCTACTCCTTTAACTTTTAGATGCTCTTTTATTTCTCTAGCATCTAAATTTGTTGTGATTAAAATTGGCTTTCCTACTCTGTATCTTTCATCAAATAACCTAAATATCTTTTCTTCACCCCACATTTTCCCATTTTCTCTATTGATATACTCGCTACCTAGGTCATCAACGAACAGTAAATCAACATCTTTAACTGCTTGAATTAATTTTTCTTCTTCATCAGTGTTAAATCTAATTTTATTAAAATATGCACCAAGTGAAAAACTTAATACTGAGAACCCTTTTTCGCTCAGTTTATTACATACACAGTTAGCTAAAAATGTCTTTCCTGTTCCTACTCCACCGGAAAATACATAACCTTTGTTGCTTGTTGAAAATGTTTCAGCATATTTATAAAGTTCTTCATAGATAGCTCTTTCCTCAACATTTGTTATTTTCTTAGAGTTAGAAAAAATGTCCCTTTTTGAATTTCTATCTGTGATACTCAGATCTTGGAATCTTTTTAATCTCGCTTGTACTCTATAACTTCTCATACAAGCACAGTCACGAGTCATTGTATATCCCTCATGTATATAATCAATTATTTCTCCACACTTCTCACATCTTTTTAAGACTATATCTCCATTTTCTAAGATTTCTTTTTCGTCTTCTTTTATTTTTATTAAGCTAGGATTTTCAAGCATTTTTATTATTTCTTTTATAGCAGTTACTGACATCTTACTCACCCCACTTTATTTTTTTAGTTTCTTGAGTAGATGCAAGAATTCCTATATTCTTATGTATTATCTTTTGATTTAAGTATTTTTCAAATTTAGAACCAAACAAAGTTTCAGGACACAAATACTTCTCCATATCTGTATTTAGCCACTCAGAACATTTTTTATCTATAACACTTTTAAAATCTTCTAGTGTATATCCATCATTTAATCTAGCTTTTATGTGTTTAGTAGTGTTCTTAGAATTAGATTTATATTTAGTTCCTGCTTTCTCATTTAAGTAGTCAACAGCCTCTTTATATATATTATTATTAAGTTCTTTATTTAAGTTATTATTTATATATTCTTTATTATTTGAAATTTTTTCAATGCATGCATTTGAATTTTTTAAATCCTTGCTTTCAAATTTTTTAAAACCTTGCTTTTCATTTTCTTCAATGCTTGATTTTAAATTTTTTGAATCCTGTGTTTTAAAAACTAACTCCTCTATTTTTTGAAAATTAATTCTAAAATATCTTTTCATTGGCATTCCTTTATTTTCTTGTTCAAGGATACCTAATTTTGTCAATTCATCAATAATTTTACTTTGCTTATGATTAGAAAGTCCTGTTTCTTCTTCCAAAGATGGAGAAGTTTTATAAAACCAACCTTCATCATTAGCAAGTCTATCACTAGCTTCTATTAAAGTTGTTAATAAAAACCCTGCTTCTATCCCTGTTGCTTTAACTATTTGTTTATTTAATACAAAATAACTACTTGACATCAATAATTGTTTTAGTGTTCTATCTTCCATAGTTGTTCCCTCCATTAAAATTCTTCTTCAATTTCATTAATAATAGATTTTATAAAATACAAATCTTCTTTTAGTTTCTTCTTATACTCTTTTAATTTGTTTAAAGTAATTTCTTTGTTAAAAACTAGATTTTTATTTTCATATCTACATAAATTTAAAAAGAATTCTTTATTTTCTAATAAAAAATTTAAAGAGCAGGTACTTGATATATTTTTACCTTTTTTAGAGTTACAACTTTGACAAACAACTGATAAATTTTCTTTGTTACTTTTACCACCTTTACATTTAGGTACTATATGTTCCAACGCCATTTTTTCAGTAGGAAATGTTTTGCCACATATTTGACATATATTACCTAATTCTTCTAATAATTTTTCTTTTTTTCTCTTATTAGATTTCATTTTTACCTCCTATATTCTGGAGAGCTTGCCCACCCTCTTTTATTAACTCAATTGGTAAAAGCTACTTATTAGCGAGCAAGCTATTAAGCAGCTCCTACCAATTCAACTAACAAATCTATTAGAGAAAAGTTTTATATCCTGTGATTTATTCAGCTAGCTATACTGTTCTTAGATCCGTTCTTGACATTTCTAAGTTAGAATAAATCACAAGATAAACAGTTTATACTTTCACAAAACTGGTAAAATTTATATTTGCCTCTTTTCCACACGGGCAACGGTGTGACTAGCTTTAAAATTCAGATATTACTATCCTATAAATTACAGCTCCTCGCTCAACCACTAGCTTGTTTACACCCTAGAATGCTTGTAAGATTAGCTCTTACACAGATAGCTATAAGGGATAAATTCACTTCTTTTGAGGGGAGCAGTGAGCAAGGATCTTATAGCTATTTGTCTAAGGACTAGCCTTAGAGTTTTAATTTTTAACGTAAAAAACGTTAATAAAAAATAAAAAAAAATTATATTCTTATTCCTAAATCTATTCCTAAAAAATTAGTTATCTTTATAATACTATTGTATCTAATGTTATCTTTTAACAATAAATTCATGGTATCATAAAAGTTTGTAGGAGACATTCCTATTGATATAGCTAATTTCTTTTTAGATATAAATTTTTTTAATCTAGCTTCTTCAATTTTAAAATAAATTTCTTCACCTGATATTGTTTTAGCCATTTTTCTCACCTCTTTAAATTCATTTAATAATATTTTAACGTATAAAACGTAAAAAGTCAAGAGAAATAAAAAACCACTAATTAAAGTGGTTTAAGATACTATTTATTTTATAGAATTTAACAATATTTTATTTATTCATTTTAATAAAAAAATATTTACATCTTTTTTTATTTCTTTTGGATTTAAAATTTTAACTTCATTTATACTAAATGATTGATAAAGATCTAAACTAAACGATAATATTGAAAATAATGCCCCTATAATTAAAGCCCACTTAGTCCATTCTAAATTTTTTCTTTCAATACTTTTAAATTTAGTATTTTTGAGATCTCTCAAATCTGAAGTAATAAAGTAATTTGAAAAAATTAAATTTAAAATATTTGATGTTTCTTCTTCAAGTTTTATTCTTGTATTTACATAAACTCTATCATTATAAAAACAATGCACAAAACAAGAAACTTCTTTAGGAATGTTATAAAAAAAATTATACTCCATTTTTAATTTATCCAAAAGTAAAATTAATTCATATATTTTTTCTTTTGTCCTTATCATATCCTCTGTTTGTGTTTGTTCATAAAAAGAAATTATAACAGATTCTTTAGTTATTTGGATACCTATATTTTTAAAAAGTGTATTAAGAATATGTTCAAATAATTCTTTAAATGAAGACTCTACACCTTTTCTTTTATAAGTTAATATGATTGAGATAACATTTCGTTCAAATTTGGAGAATGTATTGTTTATCATTAATGTTCCTTAAATCAATTTTATCAATTATATGTTTTTTATTAATCATTGCTTTTTTCATATAATTTTTAGGAATATCCTCATATAACATAAATATTTTTTCTATTTTAATTTCTTTATTATTTTTTAATTTTTCAAGAATCAATTCAAAATCATTTAAAGATTCCCAAAAGTGTATTTTATCATAAACACCAGTTAAAAGTTCTTTATTACTTATATAATAAGTATTGTTTTGAGATGTTAATATATCATCTTTTAATACCTTTAGTTTATCTCTTTTATTTTTATTTAAATTTTCAACAAAATTTTCAAGTTCTTTTTTAAAAATATACCCTTTTCTCTCTTTATCTAATTTTTTTCTTGTTATAAAATCATCATAAATAAAATTATAATATCTTACTACAGAAAAAGAATAATTAAATATTTCAAATATTAAATTTTCATCATTACTGTATTTGATATTTTTCTTTAAATCTAATGAGAGACTTATAGCATTATTTAACAAATTTTCAGTCTTAATTTCTTTAAATTTTTCCTTTCCAAGTAAATACTTTTTTCTAAAATCATAAAATGTAATATATTCTTTTAAAGCATTTTCAATCCTACTATAAAGGTTATTTTTAAAGATAAAATTCCTATCATCTAAAATCTCTATTATAAAATCAAAAGCATCTCCTGTACTTAAAAATATCGGCAAAGAAATTTCTAATTGTTTTTCTGAAGTTTCTTTAACTTCAATCAAATTTTTATAAGAATTAAATAATTTTTCTTTTAAACTAAGTTTTAAATTATTTTTTAATTTATTCATGAGACACCTCCTTTTTTATATACCTAATCTTAAATTTTTTACAATTTCTTTTATCCTCTTATATTTATATAGTTCAAGCAATTTTAAAATTTTATCTTCTATATTTAACCTAGAATTTTCTAATATATTTCTTATCTCAATATCCTCTTGAGAATTTTTTTCAGTTTCCATTATATCAGATAAATAAGTATCATCTTTTGTAATTTCAGTGACTTTCATTCTCCAAAATGATTCCTGTTCATTTTTCCAAATAAGCCGCTTAAAAAAATTAGAATTTTTAACATTTTCTATTTCTATATTATAATATTTTTTTTCATCAAATGCAAAGTGCCTAAAAGTAATTTTAGAATTTTTTAAATTACCTTCATCTAAATTCCCAACAATAAAATAATCTGATTGAGTATTGTTGATTTTAGTGAGAGTAATCTTATCCATATTTTTAATATTTTCTAAATCAATAGAAATATGTGGTTTTATTTTTACAATATCTAACTCTCCAGTTATTTTATTTGTTTTAAAATCTGTCTTTTCTTTGATTTTATATTCTTCATATCTCATTTAAAAATTGTCTCTCCCTACTTTTTTTATATATTTTCAAGATCTCAATCTTTTTATTTCTTCAAACATCCAAAAATTAGTTTCAGTTTCTTTAAACTCTAACTCCTCTACTATATCATCATTAGGAAATAGAAGCCAGCTAGCAAATAAATTAGCTTCATCTTCAATTTTATTTCTCCTTAGTATTTTTGTATTATCAATCAAAAATTGTATTCTATTAGAAGAATGTAAAATAGCATGTCCAAGTTCATGAGCACAAACTAACTTTTGGTCAAACTCACTTAGTTCACTATTAATGAATATGTATTTTCTTCTTAGTATTTTCTTGAAAAATCCTCTTACTTCTCCTAGATCCTGGTATATTATTTCAATATTTAATGCTCTAGCTAATTTAAAAGGATTCCTAGTTCTATGCCTTGCAATTAAATTTAATACCCTCAGTTTTACATTCAATTTAATCACCAGCCTTATCATTTCTTTTTTTGGTTTTTCTTTTTAGCATCAAAAAATGCGTCCTGAATTGCCATTAAAACTTTTTCTTTATCTTCTTGAGATATGCTTTCATCATTGAACATTAAAGCTGATTGCTCAATTATATCCTCAAATTGTTTTTTCCCTCTGCTATTTAACTCTTTATATAGTGGGTTTTTTAATATTTTAACACTAATATCTTTTGGCACTAAAACTGAAAAAAGTTCTTCTCTTTCTTCTTCATCTAACTTTAAAGCTTTTGCTATTTTTTCAAGAGTTTTTATAGAACTCTTTTTTATTTTTCCTCTTTCAATATCACCAATAGTTCCTTGCCCTACTCCAGAAAGAGAAACCAATTCCTGCTGAGTAAGTCCTTTTTTTTCTCTTAATTTTTTTAAAGTTATAGATAAGTCTGCCATAATTTCACCACCTTTTTTCTTTATTTTTTAATATTATAAAACTTTTTACGTAAAAAACAAAACTTTTTATTGACTTTTTACGTATAATACGTTATAATAATAATATAAGATAAGATAAATAGAGGAAATTCAAATTTTTTTAAATAAAATTAACGTAAAAAACGTAAAAAAGGAGAAGGAAAATGAAAGATGTAAAAAACAGAAGACAATTAAAAAAACTTTTAGAGGACAAAACTTTAAGAGTAATAGAAAGAAATATATCAGACAACGGTACTTACTTTAAGGAAGTATCTGATGATTTTAGAAAGTTCTTAATCTCTCAAATCAAAGGTTTAGATATTACTTACTATGAAAATGGTAAACAACATTTTAAACACGGATATACATATTATTACATTGAAGAAAAAGCAAATATACCTGTAAAGGTAGAAACTGCAATACCTGAAAATGTAACTTGGAATTAAATAAATCGGAGGAGTTCAAAAGCTCCTCCAAATGAAAGGGGAGAAATAAATTGAAATTACTAGAAGCATTTAAAAAATTAGAAAATCAAAAATTTAATTTAAATTACAACATTAATAAACAATACTGGGAGCTAGTTATTTTTACAAATGAAATGGATATAGCAGAAGAATATGAAAATAATCATTTAAAATACTTGCTTCAAGATTATTTAAAAGAAAAAGTTGAATTCAATTCAAATGATGAGCCTTATTATTTTGAAGATTATAGAAACATTTATATAAATTATGGAAATACAGAAGATGAAGAAAATATATTTGAATTAGAATTAGATCCATATTTCACTAATTCAAATACAAAATTAAAAGATTTAAAAGATTTAGCAAATAGATTAGAAAATTTGAATAATGAATTTATAAATTTAGAAATAAGAGCAACAGAAATATTAAAAGAAAGATATATATAAGGGAATGGGAGGAAAAATATAAATGGCATACATAGAAAAAGAAATAGGTGAAAAGTTAATAGAAAGAATGTACAAGTCAGTAAAAGAATCAACTAAACACACTGACAAATTGATAGAAGAAAATGAAGGTTATAACACTTTTTATTTTAAAGGTATAAAACATGGGGAAATTAATTTATTAAAAGATTTTATTAGAGAAGTAAGAGAATTAGAGGAGGAATAAAAATGCTGCACTGGAAAATTTATATAAAACATTGGAGAGATAAAGAATTACAAGGACTAACAATAGTAGAAGCAGTTAAAAAGATTTTAGAAATGGAGGGAGAAGATGTTAAAAGATAGATTTATAGATAAGATATTAGAGGCTCTGAGAGATGAAGCAAGAAAGATAAAAATATTTGGAAATACATTTCTTACATATTTTTATGAAAATAATAATAAAAACAAAAACGAACAAGAAAAAAGATTAATTGAGGAAAGAGAGATACTTGATGTTCTTATGCAATTAAAATTTAATAAAGTTCTCAATAAATATAAGCTTGATGAAATTGTAATTGATTATGAATTAAACAATATTGAAATAAAATATAAAACTGGAAAAGCTATAACTCAAAATCTTGGTATGTATGGAATAAAATCAATATGGACAATTGTAATTGAAATATTGGAGGCTAACAATGAAATTTAATAAAATTAAAAAGGCAAGTTTTTGGCAAATAGTTAAGTTCAAAGTTAAGTGGATAGTTAAAGTTATTTGGAAATGTGTTAATTATCCATTTGATTTATTGTTTGATTTGATATAGGGAGGGAAAAATGATTTTAAATTTTAGAACTTTAAAAGCAAGTGAAATAGACGTAAAACCACAAACAGTAAAGGAAAATGGATTTAGTTTGCTGTTATATAAAAATGCTAGGGTTGATATGGATGTCCTAGATGAAACAGTAGGACCTATGAACTGGCAAAGAAAACATAGTAGAGAAAATGCAAATTGCATTGTATCTATTTATGATGAAGATAAAAAAATATGGGTAGAAAAAGAAGATACAGGAACTGAAAGTTTTACAGAAAAAGAAAAGGGACTTGCATCAGATAGTTTCAAAAGAGCTTGTTTTAACTGGGGAATAGGTAGAGAACTTTATACATCGCCATTTATTTGGATAAGTGATAGTAAATATATCAAAAAAAATAAAGAGGGAAAATTAGCATTAACAGATAAATTTTCAGTTAAAGAAATAACTGTTGTAGATAAAGTTATCACTGAACTTGAAATAATAGATAGTAAAGGAACTGTTGTATTTTCTACTAAATCTAAAAAAACAACTAAGAGAGAACAAGACAAAGCACAGGAATATTTGAACAGTAGAGCTGGAATGATAGAAAAATTAACTGAATATGTTACAGGAGAAAACCTTGAAAAAACTTTAAAACATTTTGAAGTAGAAGCATTTTGGCAGATGACAGATGAACAATTAAAAGAAGCTTGTCAAAAAATATTTAAGAAATAGGAGGGAATAAATGAAATTTTATGATGTAGCAAAAGACTATATAGAAAGAATGGAATATTTGGAACAAGGTATCAATGCAGAAACTGGCGAAATGTCAGATGATGGCACTCAATTAGCAATATGGACTGCTGAACTAACACAAGATTTAAAAGATAAATCAGCAAATGTAATAGCAGTTGTTAGAAATCAAGAGCTTACTATTGAGGCTCTTGACAATGAAATAGAAAGATTAAAAGCTATGAAAGATAGTATTAAAAAGAAATTAGACAAGTTTAAATGCTATGTTAAAAGTGCAATGCTTGTTAATAATATAGAAAGAATAGACACTACACTAGGAGCTATTAAATTTACAAAATCTACATCAACTGAAATTTATGATGAAAGTTTGATAGACAAAAAATTTATAGAAGTTGTAACAACTGAAAAAATATCAAAAGAAAAAATTAAGGCTGCTCTAAAAGTTGGGGAAGAAGTTCAAGGAGCAAGACTTGTTGAAAATAAAAATTTAAAGATAGGATAGGAGTAGTTAAATGGAGAAATTAGGATATAGCAGGGACACTCAAAAACTAATATATGCAATTATGAATGATATTTCTAATTTCTTCACAGGACAAGATGCAGGGAGAGTAGCATATAACATAGATTTAGAGCAAACTAAAAAGCAACTGAAAGAAAGGTTTTTAGAAGTCTATGATATGCAACCTTTAAAATCTCCCCTTGCATTCTTTTCTAAGTATCTTGAAAAGAACAAGGACAAAACTGTTGGAGAAATAGAAAAGGAGTTAAAAGAAACATTCATAAAAGCTTTACAAAGTACCTTAATAGAAAACAAAACTTTTAGTCTAGCTTTAAATACACTAACACAAAATCAAGCTAATGATTTCGTTAAATGGTTGCTAGAAACTTGTATATATTATAATGTTCCACTAAAGAAAGATATTGAGAATCTAACAGACCAATATGATAAAGCTTATCATTATGTTTGTCTTAAAAATAGAATTTGTTGTATATGTGGAAAAGAACATGGAGTTTTACATCATTATGATAATGTAGCTCGTGTTGGTGGCTATAAATTTGATGATGGTAGAGTTTTAAGAGTGATGTGCTTATGTGAAGAACATCATACAGAAGTACACACTATTGGAACTTCTGATTTTAGTAGTAAGTATCATGTTGTTGGAATTTATTTAGATGACAGACAGATAAGAGAATTAAAGAAAGTATATAAAGGACACTTTCAAGCATTTAAGGAGGAGAAATGAAAGTAAAAATAATTTTAGAATTTAATCCAAGTGATTTAGAAGATAGTATAAATAAATTTTTAAAAAGTCAAAAAATAAAACTTGTTGATATTAAATTTAGTGGAATTCAAGATTGCGCAGTTTTAATAATTTACGAAGAAATTTAAAAGCTAGATTATATGACTATTTCCAAAAATGAAACAGTCGGAAAATACAGAAGTTAGTTATGAATAAAGATATGGTATAAAAAAGCTTTAAAGAAAATATTAAACTTTAAGGCTAGTGAATTGAGTACAGTGGAATTTGAACAGATAAAAAGAAATGCAGAAAAGTTAGAAGTTTATAGATTTGTGAGGAGGAAGAATGATAAAAGCTAAACCTCGTAAAAAGAACGAGGTAAAAATTAATGAGAAGCAAGAAATTAAGATAACAAGGCAACCTAATCAAGAACAATTAGACCAATCTAAGTTGGCATTTACATTGCTTAACATAACTCTTATATGTCAAAACCATAAAGATATTTGGGACAATGAAGTCAAGAACAATGATGGCTATATAAGATTTGATAAATTGATGATGATTAGCAAAGCAAAATCAATAGCAGATAAGATATTTAATGCTAATTTTCAAGCAGACGAGGAAGAAGAAAATGTAAAAGATAATTTCTTTTATAATGATGTTTTAGTTAAACAAGTTAATAAAAGTATTACAGGAGTCGGAAGAAAACCACTTACAACTATTGATGATAAGATACAAAGGTTGCCTAATGGTTTTATAGGTACATTGAGTTCTTGGGCTAGAATGGTAAAGGACTTAGTTAGTTTGAAAAGTACAGTTAAGAATTTAGGAATAGAAAAGGAAATTAAAAAATTAATTGACACATCTGATAAGTATTTTGCTTGGGTATATGAGGATATAACTTTTAATGATGTTTTATAGGAGGAAGTAATGGAAAAAGAAAATGTATTGGAGATAGAATTTAAAGAAGTTTGGGATAATAAATTGGCTTGGAAAATTACAAAAAACAATTTAGATTTTAAAAATACTGGGGGAGAGATTATATCAAATAGTGTAAAGATATCTTGTGCTGATAGGGAGTCTTTATACTTGTTTGACAATTGGTTAGTTGAGTGGGAGCTATTAGATGATTGGGAATTAATTAATTCTACTCAAAAAACAGAGATAGAAAATTTTGTTAAATATATAAACTCTACCTATGGAACACCTAAGAGATGGAGAGCAGAAAAAGGCAAATCATATTTTTCAATTGATGATGGAGAAATTTTAAATTGTTATGATTATTATGATAAAAAAGATAATGAAATATTTGAACTTGGAAATTATTTCAAAACAGAAGAAGAAGCACAAAAAGTTATAGATAGCAAAGAGTGGCAAGAGTTTTGGGAAAGAGTTAGAGCAGGAGAGATTGGAGGAGATGAATAATGACACAAGAAATAATCAAAATAGTAGGGATAGAAGTGAAGATGCCATATCATGATGAAGCATATATAGTTGGTGAGAAACCTGATGGGCATATATCTGGAATAGTAAGAAATGCAGGTATTGTTGAAGAGATAAGATTGGCAGAGGATGATGATTCAATTCAAGAAAGAGATATCATTTATATAAAAATGGAAAAAAACGGAATAATATTAGAATTATCCACAAGTCAACCAGGATTGAGAATAATTTGGAGTGATGAAAATGTGGAAATGTAAAAGATGTAGTGGCAATAGATTTTATCAAACTTTTAAAGGTACATTCTTTATTCAAAAAGCTGATAAAGATCAGGATATTATAGAAGCCAATGATTCTATTGATACATATAGTAAATTTTATTGTGAAAACTGTAAGAAGTCAGGTTGGACATTAGATGAAGTTGCCAAATGGGAGGAAGAAGATGAGAGAGATTAAATTTAAAAAACCTGAAACTTTTGAGGATATATTAAATCTTCAAAAGCATTTAGATGAAAGTATACATAGTTCTAGAGAAAGAACACTTGCAGATATTCAAAAATCTATGATAGCTGAATGTATAGAATTTGATGAAGAAACACCACAAAGTCATAAGACTTGGAAAACTAAACCTTACAATAAATCTAAGGAATTGGAGGAGTTAACAGATATATATTTTTTCTATGCACAGTATATTAATTTTTATTCACCTACTTTAGAACAAGAACAATTTGAAGAACTTAATGATATTTTTATGAATATTGAAAAACAAGAAGGATTTAAAGTTTTTACAAATTTAGTATCAATTTTAGATGTGATAGGAGAACTTTTTAATTTTGCTCCATTACCTTGTATGTTAGAAAAATTGATGTACTTAAGTTATAAATATGGCTACACAAAAGATGATATATTAAACTGTTACTGGGAAAAGTGGCAAAAAAATATGGAGAGAATTGGGAAGGAGTGGAATTGATGACAGGACAAGATTTTTTAGCCTTATCAAGTGCTATTGAAGAAATAAAAAGTTGGATAGAACCACATAGCATAGAATTAAAAATAGATGAAGATACAGAAATACAGTCTTCTAGTAAAGAAGAAAGTTATTTAAAAATTGAAATAGATGGCTATAAATTAGAATTAATGGTAAAAGATAGTTATGTTTATATAAATCATTCAGATACTTCTTGTTTTGAACTTTTATCAGAAGAAGAATTTTGGAAGCAAATGTATTTTGCTAGTAATAGCTAGGAGGTTGAGAGAATGAAAAAAGAAAAAACTATAAAAGATAGAATTAAAACTCTAAAAAATCAAAATTTATTTTTAGAGAAGCAGCACAAAGAAGAAACTAACAATATTATAAGATGCCAATTGAATGCTAAGATTAGAAATAACAATAAGACTATAAGCAATCTGGAATGGGTGTTAGAATAAGGGAGAATTAGATCTCCCTTTTAAATAAAAGTGAAAGGTGGTAGAATGAACATAACCAAAGACAAAAAATTTTTAAATAAAGATGATGTAATGCAAATTTTAGATGTTGGTAGAAATAAAGCCTATGAAGTCATTAGAATCTTAAACAAAGAATTAAATGATATTGGAAAACTAACTAAAAAAGGTTTAGTTCCTAAGGAATATTTTTTTGAAAGATATAATATATAGGAGGAAATTATGCCAGCATATAAAGATGGAAAAACTTGGAGGGCAACTTTTTATTGTAAAATCAATGGAGAAAATAAAAAAATTAATAGAAGGGGGTTTGAAACTAAAAAAATAGCTCAAGAATTTGAGAGAGAATTTTTACTTAAAAATGATGGCTCTATTGATATGATGTTTACAACTCTTTTAAGTGGATATTATGAAAATATTGAAAACAGGTTGAAGTATAATACAATAATAAGTAAAAAAGGTAAAATAAAAAAATGGATACTTCCTTTCCTTGTAAAAAAGAAACTATCCGAAATAACAGCTTTAAACATAAAAGAAATTCAAAATAATCTGTTGAAATCTGATTTAAAAACTGCTAGTAAAAATGTTGTAAATTCTTATTTAAAAGATATATTTGATTATTGTTTAAAGTATTATAACATAAAATTTGATTTTGTTATAGATGGAACAATAGCCAAAATGGATTATATAACAGAAAGAACAATTATAACAGAGGAACAGTTAAACATATTGTTAGAGAGAGAAGAAAAAGAATTGTATAGACTTGTAATGATAATACTTTTCTGGACTGGTATTAGGTCAGGCGAACTTTTAGCATTAAAGTTTGGAGATTTTGACTTAATAAATAAAACTCTAACAATTAATAAAAGTAGTTATAGGGATAAAAAAGGAGTTTATATAACTTCTCCTAAGTCATTAAAAAGTAATAGGACCATTTTAATTAATACTAAGGTTGTTGAAACTGTTGAAAGGTTGAAAGAAATTACTTATAATAATAAAGATGAGGATTTTATTTTTAATCTTTATAAGACTTCTTTATATTTACATCTAAGACGATTAGGAGAGAAGTGTGAAATACAAGGTTTAGGTTGCCATTCATTTAGACATTCTTACGCTACTTATTTAATAGGAAAGAATGTTAATCCTTTAATTGTAGCAAAACAATTAGGTCATTCAAGTGTATCTATGACATTGAATACTTATTCACATGTTCTTAAAAAAATGGAAAATGATTTAGTTGCAGCTATTGAGTAGTGGTTCTAAAATGGTTCTAAAAATTTTAAAAGACAATGGTTTTAAGTAATTTTATAAGTACCAGTTAAAACAAAAAGGTATAAATTGTAACAAAAAGGTAATTAAAAAAATTTGACAATAAATAATATAAATAATATAATTATCGTATGAAAAGAACAAAAATTAAATTTTTTAAATTAAGGGA